TGTAGAAGGCTCCGTCGCTGTAGCGGATCGCCTGTCGAATCCATTCGTCCATTCCTTGCCGGGGGCGATCGGATGCTCCGTCGGAGTTCCCTGTGTACGGTCTAGAGTTCGGGATCTTAGGATTTGCTGGAATCACTTCTGCTTTTTGCCAAAGACATTAGATGATTCGTTGCCCTGTTTTGCATTGACTCCATTGCCGATTGCGTAGCCGAGAATCATTGTGAGCATCGGGACGCCTGAAGCCATGTCGATCTTGTCTGCGATCATTAAAGCAGTAAGACAAAGCAGTCCGACTAGCAAGATTACAAATTTAGGCGCGTTATTGACAGTCATTACTTTTTCTTAGTCGGTGCTGGCGGATACGGATTTGCATCTTTAACCGCTTGCACCGCTGCTTCCCATGCGGCTTGAGTGTTTGTTCCGCGTTGCCATTCAAAGAAAAGTCCGTCTGACTGTGCTTCGTATTGTGTGCGCCGTGTTGTTTCTACTTGCGCGTATTGATTGCTGTAATCAACTGCGGGCCATTGTGCGTCTAGTTCGGCTTCTGTTGGTTTTGGTGTGCTATCTAGCCAAGTAAGACCTGAATAATCGTCTCCTGCAAGCGACCATTGCGCGCTGGCATAGTTTGCAGTCAATATCTTGCTGTAGTCGATCATGCGAGCACCTCAATAACTGTGATGGTTGACGCGGCGCGCATATCAAAACTTGTATTGTCACGGCCTGTGCGGTTTATATGACCTGTTCCGCTGTTAACAAACATTTGCAATTTGTAAGTTGTTGCCGATGTTGTTGCAGGGCTATCTAAAAATGAAATTACGCCCGGTATTAGCGCGGTGACTGCGTTAGCGCCGCCGCCGTTACCGCCGCCAATAGTGCCAAGTGCAGACGCACCAGAAACTGCGCCAATGTCAATAGCAGTTGAGCCGCGCACAAGTCGTATGGTGTCAATAATGTCTCCGCTGTAGCCGTAGTTAACTTGCACTAAAACTAGAACTTTGCTTGTGTTGACTGTTGGTGTAATGCTGACGCTTAAACCTGTTATGTCTGTGTAACTGGTTGATGCGGTGCTAAAAGTTGTGTCAAGAAAAGTGCTAACTACTTGGCCTAATTTGGTTGCAGTTGGCCCGACAGTAGCCCACGCCGCGCCCGTGTAATATTGCACAATATTTGAGTCTGATAGGTAGCAAAGTTGCCCTTCTGCAAGGACTTTTTCTCCTGCACCCCCGAATCCCGCGTCTCGAGTCGTGGAATTACTAAAGACCGGAACGCCAGTTCCCGCGCTTAGGTTCATATCCACAGCAGTCAAAATTTCCGAAGCTGCGAACAAGGGAACGGTGGTCTGCTCATTTGCCATAATTCTGATCCTAACTTAATGCGGGCTGGGGGTCGGTGATATCTAAAATTCCGAACACTGCATCGTCCAAAATAAAGTCGTAAACAAGCGTTGTCGGTGAGGTAAAAAACTTGCTAGTCATGCCGTAATCAAAGGTAATTGTGTGCTCGATTCCTTCAATGTAAAGCTCTTGAGTGACCGCGCCGAATGGCTCTGTCTTCGTGATTTCTATAAGGTCGCCAATTTCGGCAGTGGCAAGGGCGTCGCGCTGGGGCTCTGACAATGAGCCGAACCAAGTACCTATCGAGGTGTATCTCGGCGAAGGCTCTGCGACAAGTAGATAGTCCGCCAGTGTTAAAGCTTGCGCGTCCGTAGAAAGAAGGCTTGCGCTTTGCTCTACTGACTGAATAAAATAGGCGGCCTGCGATGCGGCGTCAGTGGCGACTTGTGTAGTCCCGCCTTGGATTGTGATGGATGCCCGGTTCACTACATCGGACGCATCAAATTCAATGGTAAGAGCGTTGTAAGGAGTGTCTGCTGCATCCCCGAATTGGATGGAAGGCGAAGAGAATGCTGCCGAGATCCTTTTTTGAAAGGTCAAGACGCCATCACGCGAGATGAAGATTCGTCCCTGTTCGGCGTTAGATATTTGTGCAAGGTAATTCATAACTGGAGTTGCATTGTTTATTTGATACGCGCCCAGCGTGGCGACTGGATCGGCGGCGATGTCTGTCGCGCCTGTGTAATTGACCTCTGGGAATGCGAGCACCGCAGACACTCGAGCACTAGAAGTCTGCACTGATGGAGTCTGTTCGGCGAGAGCTGTACGCGCTAGTAGATATGTGGCATCCGCAGCCGCGACGCTTACAGTGTCCAGCGCGCCAAGGTTGTAGGAGTAGTCGTAATTTGTGACATAGGTCTGTATTAGATATTCGCCATCACGGGAGACTCTGACTTGTCGCAGTGGGGCTAGTCCAGGCATTCCTGCGGCTTGGTTGTAGTAGATGGACAGATCGTTTAGCGGGTTTAGTTCTTGCGCGGCGTCTTCTTGCATTGTGAAAGTTAGTGTGCCAGACTGATTCGCTTGGTCGGTTGTTCGCTCTCGACCGCGCCTAATAGAAAGACTTCGCACATAGGTCGTAATGTCTGCGAACTCTGTCGTACCGTCCAGCACGAAGTCAGGATTATCTAAGACTCCCCGCACTGCATCGTCCAGCTCAAATCCATCAATGATTGCGCCTGTGTCTAACTCAACAAGGATGTCTCCTGCGTTCGGGACTGTGACCGCCATTAGGCGACCTGAATGTTTGCAGGGCCGTTCGTAAGATTGAACTGGCGGATTGCGTTTACGACTGCTTTGCCGATGTCGGCACTTGATGAGAGTCCGCCTGTGATGTTGATGGTGATTCCGCCCATCCCAGAATTGCGTCCAGATAGTGGGATGACCGCTTCAGGGCCGCGCTCGCCGATCATTGCAAGCGTTGGCCCTGTCACGATCCCGCCTTCTGCAAGGTAAGGAATATCTGGAACATCAAAGCCTTTTCCGCCTAGACCGGGCACCCACGACGGGAACTCAAAAGACAATGAGCCGATTGTGTTGTTCCAAAGTTTAGCAATGTTATTAAAAATGCTTTTGTAGATACCTAACACAAAATTAAAATAGGTTGTAAGCGCGTTAAAAGCAAACTTAGTCCCGCCTACTATTCCGTCAATGACTGTGTCTACGACTTTGCGGACTATGTCAAACTTGAAGTAGAGCGCGACAAGTGCGGCGATGACTAGAGCAATTCCGAGAGTAATAAATCCGACCATCGCAAGCTGCGCGGCGGTGAGACTTAACGCGAAAAGAGTGTTGATGACGGTAGCGATTCCGACTGCCGCATTAAAAAGCAAGACCGCTGCCGAGACTCCAGCGATCGCCCCTGTAATAATAAGAAGAGTCTTTGTGTTTTCTTGTGCCCATCCTGCGAACTTAAGTAGGACTGGCAGGATGGCTTCGACTACTGGGAGCAGTGCTGCACCGATTGATTCTTTAGTTTCCGCTAGTGCTATTCCGAGACGCTTCATTCCACCTTCGGCGGTGGCGGCGGCGGCGTCTGATGCTCCACCGAATGATCCGCCGAGCACATTCATTACATCTTCAAGGGATGCACCGTCTTTGATCATCGCTTTAATCTCTGGAGAGAGAGCTTGCAGGCCTTTCATATTCCCTCCGTATGCCTTGGCAATTGCGTCCGAGACTGTAGCCAAATCCTTTCCAGAACCCGCAGAGATGTCTTGTGCAAGTGCGAGTGCTCGATTCGCTTCCTCGATGTCTTTGGTTCCTCGGACTAGTGAGGCCAGAGCCGGACGAAGCTCACTGTCCGCCACTCCCGACGCCAGACTCATCTTTGAGATCATGTCTTCGGACGCTTTGACTTGTGCGTCAGTAGCCCCAGTGACATTCTGTAGAGCAAGGGCAAGCTGTACCTGTTCGGCTTGGTCTTCCATTGCCGCTTTAGTAGCACCTACAAGAGCAAGCCCTAATCCTGCAACTGCGGCTGCGGCTGGGAGCGCGGCTTTCTTGATTGCAAATTGCGCTTTAGCGGATGCGCCTTCAAGCTTTTGGAACTCTTTAATGGCCTTCTGTGTGCCCTTGGCATCAAACTCGGAGATGATTGGAAGAATGACGCCCACTATTGAGCCGCCAAATTCATAGACATTTTAGTCGCCACTTTTTGCACGATAATTTCCATCTCTCGATCAAGTTCAGTTTTGTTTGATTCGTATGCTTTCCACATTACGCGCGAAGGCGTTCCGTATTTGCTGGACAGTGCTGCACCCATAGCGCCAGAGTCCGCAAAGTCAAAGACCGAAGCCGCGCCGCCAGTCCACTTCACTACGAATGTAGAAAGGTTTACTTTTTGACCTGCAAATTCTTTAATGTTTTTGGTGTTAATTGATGCTTTGATTGAGTGCGATTCAGGCCAAGGGAGAATTTGGTAGGAGCCTTTAGTCGGTGTCCATCTTCGAGCCCAGCCCGAGAGCGGATAGTTGAGTGGAATGGCGGATTCGGCGTCTTGGATTAGTGACATTGTTACGCGCTTGTAATCTTTGGTAATCTCGCGCCGAAGGACTTTGTCTACTTTGTTTAGCTCTTTAAGTGCGTTCTTGAGCCCGTAGATCTCTACCTTTGTTTCGACCGTCCCGCTCATGTCACCTTTTCTTATTCTGTTTTTCTAGCACTGCGATAATAGTAGTGAGATCTCGCGTGTCGAAGGTGTCAGAGTAAAAAGTGGGAGCCCACCCGGTCGCGACTACAAGTTCTGCGAGTTGTCGCCTGTAGCCGCGTCCGTAGGGTTTGGCATTTCTTCTTCCCCTACTGGCGCGCATTCCATAGACAGATTCTCTTTAAGCCACTGCCGCCAAGTAGGAGGAAGTGTCTCACCCTTTAACGCCAAGAGCGAATAAGCCCAGCAACAATAATCCGAGACGCCAATTCCGCGTCCGTCAGACACTCGACGATTTTCTAGGCGTTCCCATTCGGCAATAGACCAAAGGTTTGTCCAAAGAAATTCTTCTTTGCCATCGCGGACAAGTTTCAACTTGAGCTTCATTATGTTTCCTTTCGTCGGGCCAAGGAAGGCCGAAGATTACGGTGTTGTATCGATTGTGAACTCGCCGCCCTGCGTGCTCATTGTGATGCTTTGGAGCTCTCCAAGCGATGCGGAGATCTGGTCAAGACTTGCCATGTAGGTGTTACTTAGGACTAGCTCGGGATTGGTGGCACTGATCGCCGAGGCAAAAGGTTTTGCTTTTACTTCAAACTTTGTTCCGTACAGTGCGGACAAGAATTGCCATGCACCTACAGCGGAGTAATCCATAAACAATGTGATCTCTGCAGTGTTTGACTCAAGGCCCGCTTGAAACTCTCGAGCGGTCATTCCGAAGACGGTGTCTTCCAAAGCCTCTTTTTCGGAGGTGATGGTGATGGATGTGCAAAAGCCCGTGTAATCTTCACCATCTATCGTGATGACTGGGTTTGATAAGAATGCCATGTTGGTTACTCCTTGGAAGTGTTGGATTTAGTTTGACACATAATGAGAGTCAGAGTGTGGATTAGGCGGTCTTTGTAGAAGTGCTTACAGATAGCTCATAGGCGGGAAGGGTAGATCCGCCAATGTCGACATTTGTAGGACGCCCAGAGACGATGCCAATGTTGAGCGCGTAGATCTGGGCAAGGATATTAAGAAGGCTTTTTTGGGCGTCTAGGTTGCCCGGGCCGAGCGTGATGATCTGGAGTGTGAAGTTAAGTTTTGCAACATTGAAATTATATCCATCTACCGAATCAATGTTTACAAAGACGGAAGGCGGCGTGATATTGCGTGGATCGTTATTTACTTGGAGACCTTGCACTGTCTCAAGCTTTGCGACTAGCTCATCGAATCCAGCATTAAAGAGATCGGTGTAGACCGGAACGGGCATTAGGCGACCTGCGGACGATCAATCCCTAGGAGCTGTCGGATCATTCCGTTTAGTCCCATAACTGGAGTAGTGCCCATGTTTTGGAATGAAGCGAACTGATCCATAGATCCGCGTTGACGGTAATAACTTCCGCCTAGCATCTGGGTTCCAAGGAAGACATCTTGTGAAGGAACGGTCGTAAGTGAGTCCACATAGCCGCTCTCCATTCTGCGACGCCACGCAAACTGCGAAGCTGCACTAGCGCAAACTGTTAGAAATGCAGCGTCTCCAGCTGTAGCGGTTCCGATGCCGAGCCAGTCTTCAATGTTCGCAGCCGTGATCCATGTGCAGACTTGCGTAATCGTGAGAGTTCCAGAAGCGGCAACGCGCGCCACATCATCGGCGGTCTTTGCATAAAGCACCTGATTAGGAATTGCGATCGCAGAATCAAAGAGAAGATCGCCTTCGTCGTCCGTACCTAGGAAGTAATACTGCGGAAGAGCGTAGACGATGTAGGTTCCGTTGAAGGTTGCATCGACTCCAGTGATAACAACGCTTGCACCGACTTCAATCTCGGCTTCTGTAAGAAGTTGTAAGACCGCGTAGTTATCGGTGAGCTGTTTATGTGTGACCGTGTAGGCAGCCATAATCTTGGCTTACCTTTCCTGTCTCGGGCTTACGCCTGAGGGATCAGCATGAATTGGTTAGCATCAATCATTTTCGGCGCAAAGTAACCTCTAAAAGCAACATCGCGTGAAAGTGTGGAGGCTCCTGCGCCGATGTCGGCAACAATGGCACCCTTTTGCTGCTCATAACAACGAAAAGCTCCAGTCGCAGCTGCGCCGACAATCGTTGTTTTTGCCGCAAAATTTGTATCAACTACAAGACGAAGTCCGAAGACTGTCGCATCGCGTGAGCCCGGGTTCATTGTGCCGAATGCGTTCATTGGCCCGACCTGTGGGAACAAGGGACGATCTGATGTGTCTGCAAGTGATCCAAGTTGTGCGAATACATCGCCAGAAACAAAGAGATGATCTGGAAGGTAATTGCCATTAGCCAAGATGGTGTTAGCGCAAGCGTAAACTTTTGCAACCCAATCAGCAGGATCAGTTGGTGCGACATTGCCTGTGGTCTGAACTGTGCCAGTCTTTAATGCGTCTGCTGCGACATCGTCGGTAAACAATGCGTATTTCTTTGCAAGGTCTTCAAGCAGTGCGCCGAGAACCTCTGGATCTGACCAATCGATTGAGGCTTCTGACAACTGAACATAGCCACCGTAGATTGCTTTAGTGACTTGGATGTCATCGACAATAAACTGTCCAGCGGTGATTGTTGCGTTCTGTGTTTCAGGGCCACCGATTGAAGTATGCGTTGTAATCTTTGGAACAATAAAGATTTTTCCGCCTTGTGGCATTGCGCGTACACCGATTGCATCTACAACTGGACGCAAGCCTTGAATCCCAGAATAGATAGGAGCCACGATTGGAGTTGGCATAATTCCGTCGAGATCAGCGGTTGTTACTGATGGTGCAGCTGCGCGAAGACGGGCGTTGAACTCGGCTGCGACTGCGCCACCTGCAAATTGTGCTGCAATCCATTCTCCCGCTGAAGGCATCTTAAACTCTTGCTTCGCAGTTGCATAGATTGTTTGAGTTACTTTTGATGCTTCAATAATTGCTGGGGCTTCGATTGTTTCGTTCATGGTTTCTGTCTCCTGTTGAGGTTCTTCTTGAATAGTAGTTTGTTCTTCTTCTTCGGGTGTGGATGCCGCGACTTGCTGGATCGGCGCGTCAAAGGCTCCGCGCGCGACTAGTGAAAGTTCGCTCCACGATGCCGAGGTGACGATCATTGTGCCTTCTTTGTCGTACTTAAATTTCAGGGGTTCCACGCCGACCGAGACTTCGGGGAGCGCGCCATCGCTGGCAAGTGTGAGCGCCTCCGAGCCGAGCAAAGTGTCCGAGACTCGAGCAACAAAGAGCATTCCTTCAGGTGTTTCTAGACGCTCGGTAACTGTGCCGATTACCTTGTCGGATTGGTGATACATCATAAGAGTCGGTGCGCGTCCGTCCACTGGGAGAGATCCGGGTGCAAAGGCCACCATCGTCCCATCGCTCACTTTTGCGGGAGTGTTATATCTGACCGCTATTCCCGAGATCGTGCGGCGCGGTGTTTCGCCTTCGGCGGCGTCAATCGTAAAAGTTTCGGTCGTAAGTCTAATCATGCTTGGATCCTAGTTTTCTATAAGTGCGTCTAGTGGGATATCTGTTTCGTTCATGCGGTCGTCGCCATGCGCGTCCATGTAAGCCTCGGCTAAGAATGCTTCGGTGTCAAAGTGCACCATCGTTCCGTGAGGGAGCACATTGTCGGAAGACAAGGTTTCGGTGATGCAGTCTGCAAGACCTTTGCAAGCGTAAGTCCAAAGATCGATCCGCGACTGCTGGGATGACTGGTATGAGTACGCGCCAATACTGACCGAAAGTAAGTAGCTAGGGTACCCCCAATATGCGACCGAGGTCGCGGGCCGAATAATCGGCGGACTCAATCATCATCATCTTGTCCGGTGTTGCAGTGTTCGGTACAAATTCCAGGAACTCATTAAGAGCGGCAGTGCTGTTTCCGCTAGTGCGCGCCAGATTGAATTGCGCTGCAAGATCGCTTAACTCTTGCGATGATAAAGGCTCGCCGCCAGTCTGCTTCAAATATCCTTGTGGTAGCACCGATTGGGATGCTCGAAGCCTTGAGTCTTCTACCCGCAAGGCGATCTCTACTGCGCGTGCCGCAGTCGTGTTAAGTGACTGCATAGGTGAGATGAATTGCACAAGATCATTTGGATCTAATTGGATGCCATTGAAGACGACTTGTTTTGATGGGCCAAAAAAAATTTCGCCCTGCTGATCCAAAGTTTGGCACATTGCGGCAGGGAGCCTCGTAAAATTTTTTGGATAAAAATCTGCCGTCCTCTCGGTAATTAGCCAGAAGGCACGCCCTTCAAAGATCAAATCGTCCACGGTATAACTTAGGATAAATTGGTTCGGGACGCTTTGGTCAATCCGAGACAGCCAGCTTCTAGGGGCCTGTGGAATCATTTCCATCTCTTCGCCGTTCCACATTTCGCGGTACATCTGCAAGCGCATTCCCGAGATTGTTCCGCAGATCAAGTCGCGACCGCGCGCGATCACTGGGAGCGTCATGCTGCGGGCTCGCCGAGTTCCGTTTGTCCAAGAGACAAAGGAGGTTAAAGGCGAATAGGACGCTGCACCTACAGCCGCTTTGACAGAAGGTTCGGTCGTAGCTGTAAGTGGACGGGATTTTGAAAAGAGAGCCATATCACATATTGCCACAAGAAGCGCGGTTTATGGTGGCACTCGCCCAGTGACTCGCGGTATCCCGACGACAGGCAAGAAAGCGGACGAGTGCCAAGATGACTCTAGTTTGCGATCAAGATCATGGAAGGCTTTTGAGAGTTCGCTGGACGCGCTGCGGCAGCTGCTCCCCAGATCATCGTCCGGCATAACTCGATCGGGCCTGCGGACTTTTGTGAAGACACTGCAATAGATCCTTGAGTCCGTACCATCACCGCGCGACAGCAGGCTCCGAGCATCGCAGTCAGTTCTTCCACAGGGATATTTAAAACAAACGGGAGGGGAGCCCCTTTCATCGCAGGAGCTTTCGGACTTGGCTGCACAATTTAACCTTGCGCGCACTAGCGGAAATAGCACTGCGGCCTTAAACGAATTCCTAGAATTTGTACCGAACACTGCGACACCGGACAAGATGATGATGATCGAGTCCGCAGATTATTCGGCCCGTGACCTCGGCAGGATTTTAGGAGTCCCGTCCTACTTGCTCTCCGTCAGTATTGGCGCGTACTCATACCAGTCATCCCAGCAGTCGCGGATTGATCTCTGGACTTACGCCTGCAAAGGTCTTGCGGACTGCATTACCGAAACCTTGTCTTCTGACAATGTGCTCCCACATGGGACGATGGTGCACTTTGATGTAGAAGATTTTCTTGCCGAGGCTTACATGGGCGGCGGGATGGAAGATTACCGAACGAACGAAACAGATATCCCACTAGACGCACTTATAGAAAACTAGGATCCAATCATGATTAGACTTACGACCGAAACTTTTACGATTGACGCCGCCGAAGGCGAAACACCGCGCCGCACGATTTCGGGAATAGCGGTCAGATATAACACTCCCGCAAAAGTGAGCGATGGGACGATGGTGGCCTTTGCACCCGGATCTCTTCCAGTGGACGGACGCGCACCGACTCTTATGCTCTATCACCAATCCGACAAGGTAATCGGCACAGTTACCGAGCGTCTAGAAACGCCTGAAGGGATGCTCTTTGTTGCTCGAGTATCTGACACTTTGCTCGGCTCGGAGGCGCTCACACTTGCCAGCGATGGCGCGCTTCCCGAAGTCTCGGTCGGCGTAGAACCCCTTAAGTTTAAGTACGACAAAGAAGGCACAATGATTGTCACCTCGGCATCGTGGAGCGAGCTTTCACTAGTCGCGCGCGGAGCCTTTGACGCGCCGATCCAGCAAGTCGCGGCATCCACACCCGAAGAAGAAGAACCAACTACTATTCAAGAAGAACCTCAACAGGAGACAGAAACCATGAACGAAACAGTCGAAGCCCCAGCAGTCATTGAAGCATCAAAGGCAACTCAAACAATCTTCGCTTCTGCGAAGCGTGAGTTCCACATGCCAACAGCAGCCGAATATATTTCGGCCTTTTTTGTTGGCGGAGATCAGTTCCACGCGATGCGCGAAGGCATTCAAGCAGCTGCACCGAATGTCATCACGACCGACATCCCCGGCGTACTTCCACTGCCAATCGTTCAACCTGTTTACAACAACTTCATCGGTCGTCGTCCAGTCATTGACGCAATCGGCGCGAAAGCAATGCCACAAGGCGGCAAAGTTTTCATCCGTCCAGAAGTTACAACACACACTTCAATCGGCAACCAAGCAACCGAGAACACCGCACTCACTCAAGGAACTTTTGTCGTGACAGACAACCAAGTCACAAAAGGTACATACGGTGGATATGTGACCTTGTCCGAACAATCAATCGACTGGAGTACACCCGAGATCATCGGTCTCGTACTTGATGACATGGGCAGAATTTATGCAAATGAAACTGACAATGTCGCAGCAGACAACTTGAAGACAGGTGCAACAGTCACCGCAGCATTTGGAAACGATGCAACGAACCCTGCACAGTGGAGCGCATTTGTAGGATCTGCAGCACAGACAATCCTTTCAGGATCAAACGGTAACTTGCCTACACACTTGTTCGTATCGCCGAACATGTGGGGCTACTTGCTCGGCTTGACCGACACTTCGGATCGTCCGTTGTTCCCAGCAGTCGGGCCGATGAACGCATTCGGCAACTTGCTACCGGGACAGCCGAACGGCGTTGCCTTCGGTCTTCAAGTAGTAGTTGATCGCAACTTCGCAACAGACACCGTCATCGTTGGCGATGCTTCGGGCTTCGAGATCTTCGAACAGCAGAAGGGCGCAATCTCGGTCGATGTACCTTCTACTCTTTCTAGGACAATCGCCTTCAGAGGGTATCTTGCGACACTCATGATTGACGCTTCCAAGTTCGTCAAAGCGACCTTCTAACCAGCCGATAGGAGGCTTTTATGGCCGCCTACACGGTCACACATAAACAGCTCACCGACAACTACGCGGTCTTACAGCTTCTTACTGAAGCCGAGATTGAAGTCGGTGCAAGCGTTGTCATCACTGGAGTTGATGCGACTTTCAACGGAACCTACATTGTCTACGCGCTACCCCAGTATTACTTCATAGGTACTGACGATGAAGGTGATCTTCTCTTTGATCCGCTTGTCACAATTCCGAATCAGGTGCTGTACGCAAAGACCGCTTCTGATGTAGCGCGCACCGCTTCTTCTGGAACTCTCACCATTACTCAAGTCTGCACTTGGATCACTGCTGCGAATGTCGAGGACTGGCTCGGTATCGGAACCGCGACAGCTGGAGACGCCGCATTCCTAACAGTGTGCGCGGCTGCAGCTTCACAGTTCGCGTGGCGCCGAAGAATGGAGTCCGGCTATATCGATTCCTTGACGGTCGTTCCGTCACAAGATGTCTTCCTTGGAACCCAGATGCTAGGCGGAAGCTATTACCGACAACGCGGATCCATTGATTCTTTCGCTTCGTTCCAAAACATGGGCACAGTTCCAGTCATGGGGCTAAACGGAATGATCCGACAGCTCCTCGGGATTGACCGTCCGCAGGTCGCCTAATGCCAGTCCCGGTCTACACGGATCTCTTTAACGCTGGATTCGATGAGCTAGTTGCAAAGCTCTCTACGGTCGTAGGGCTACAGGTCAATAATGATCCGCGCAATATCACGCCGCCTTCCGTCTTTGTAAACATTGATTCGGTAGATGGATACAACTTCAATGTCGCAAAACTTAACTTCACACTCCAGATCATCACACTCGGCCCGGGCAACCTTGACGCCCAAAAGAGCCTGCTCAATATCCTCGCCCAGATCTACGCGCTCAACATTGGCATCGTCTCTGGGCGTCCTACAAATGTAGACATCGGCGGATCAACCCTGCCCGCCTATGAGCTCTCGGTAAGCACTTCCACAAAGACCACCTAATCCACACTCTCGGCTTCATTATGTGTCAAACTAAATCCAACACTTCCAAGGAGTAACCACATGGCATTCTTATCAAACCCAGTCATCACAATTGACGGCGAAGACTACACGGGCTTTTGCACATCAATCACAATCACCTCCGAGAAAGAGCCTTTGGAAGACACCGTCTTTGGAATGACCGCTCGAGAATTTACAGATGGCCTTCAGTCAAACACCTCCGAGATTACTTTGTTTATGGATTACTCCGCGACAGGTGCATGGCAATTCTTGTCCGCACTGTACGGAACAAAGTTTGAAGTAAAAGCAAAACCTTTTGACGCGGCGATCAGTGCTACGAATCCAGAGCTAGTCCTAAGTAACACCTACATGGCAAGTCTTGACCAAATTTCCGCATCGCTTGGAGAGCTCCAAAGCATCACAATGAGCACTCAGGGCGGCGAATTTACGATCGATACAACACCGTAATCTTCGGCCTTCCTTGGCCCGACGAAAGGAAACATAAATGAAGCTCAAGTTAAAACTTGTACGCGATGGCAAAGAAGAATTTCTTTGGACGAACCTTTGGTCTATTGCCGAATGGGAACGCCTAGAGAATCGTCGAGTGTCTGACGGACGCGGGATTGGCGTCTCGGATTATTGTTGCTGGGCTTATTCACTTTTGGCTTTGAAGGGTGAGACACTTCCTCCTACTTGGCGGCAGTGGCTTAAAGAGAATCTGTCTATGGAATGCGCGCCAGTAGGGGAAGAAGAAATGCCAAACCCTACGGACGCGGCTACAGGCGACAACTCGCTGAACTTGTAGTCGCGACCGGGTGGGCTCCCACTTTCTACTCTGACACTTTTGACACGCGAGATTTAACTACTATTATCGCAGTGCTAGAAAAACAGAATAAGAAAAGGTGACATGAGCGGGACGGTCGAAACAAAGGTAGAGATCTACGGGCTCAAGAACGCACTTAAAGAACTCAACAAAGTAGACAAAGTTCTTCGGCGCGAGATCACCAAAGATTACAAGCGCGTCACATTCTCACTTATTCAAGACGCCGAATCCGCAATCCCTCTTAACTATCCGCTATCCGGCTGGGCTCGAAGATGGACGCCCACAAAAGGCTCCTACCAGATTCTTCCTTGGCCTGAATCACACTCAATTAAAGCATCAATCAACACTAAAAACATAAAAGAGTACGCAGGTCAAAAGGTAAACCTTTCAACATTCGTAGTGAAGTGGACTGGCGGAGCGGCTTCGGTCTTTGACTTTGCGGACTCGGGAGCAATGGGTGCAGCACTCTCCAGCAAATACGGGGCGCCTTCGCGCGTAATGTGGAAAGCATACGAATCAAACAAGACCGAACTTGATCGAGAGATGGAAATTATTGTGCAAAAGGTAGCGGACAAAATGACTATGAATTTGGCGGTGCAGTAATGGGCGTTATCCTCCCAATAATTTCAGAATTTGACGCGAAAGGAACCCAGCGCGCAGTCAAGGAATTTCAAAAAATGGAGGGCGCATCCGCGAAAGCGTCGTTCGCTATGAAGAAAGCCGCGCTGCCAGCAGCCGCCGCTATTGCAGGAATCGGATTCGCTCTAGTCGGTGCTACCAAGGCGGCGATGGAAGACGAAGCCGAACAAGTACAGCTTGCGCTTGCGCTCCAGAATGTCACTGGGGCTACTGACGCACAAGTCAAAGCGTCGGAAGACATGATATCGAAGATGAGTTTGGCGTCCGGAGTGGCGGACAGTGAGCTTCGTCCGGCTCTGGCTTCGTTAGTCCGAGGCACCAAAGACATCGAGGAAGCGAACCGCGCACTCGCACTCGCACAAGACATCTCTGCGGGATCAGGTAAAGACCTTGCGACCGTCTCCGATGCTCTCGCCAAGGCTTACGGCGGCAACATGAAAGGACTACAAGCCTTATCGCCAGAGATTAAAGCGATGATTAAAGACGGTGCATCCCTTGAAGATGTAATGAATGTGCTTGGCGGATCGTTCGGTGGTGCATCAGACGCCGCAGCCGCTACCGCAGAAGGTGGAATGAAGCGTCTTGGAATAGCACTAGCAGAAACTAAAGAATCAATCGGTGCAGCACTGCTCCCAGTAGTTGAAGCCATCCTGCCAGTCCTACTAAAGTTTGCAGGATGGGCACAAGAAAACACAAAGACTCTTCTTATCATTACAGGCGCAATCGCTGGAGTCTCGGCAGCGGTCTTGCTCTTTAATGCGGCAGTCGGAATTGCAACAGTTGTAAACACACTATTTGCGCTAAGTCTTACCGCCGCACAGCTCGCCATGTTCGGCTTTGTGACTCTAGGAATCGCTTTAGTAATCGCCGCACTTGTCGCGCTTTACTTCAAATTTGACATCGTTCGCAAAGTCGTAGACACAGTAATTGACGGAATAGTAGGCGGAACCAAATTTGCCTTTAATGCATTAACGACCTATTTTAATTTTGTGTTAGGTATCTACAAAAGCATATTTAACAACATTGCAAAACTGTGGAACAACACAATCGGATCATTGTCTTTTGAGTTCCCTAGCTGGGTGCCCGGTCTAGGTGGCAAAGGATTCGATGTACCCGATATTCCTTACCTTGCAGAAGGCGGGATCGTGACAGGGCCCACGCTTGCAATGATCGGCGAGCGCGGCCCTGAAGCGGTCATCCCTTTATCGGGACGCAATTCTGGGATGGGCGGAAACTACACGATTAACATTACGGGCGGACTTTCATCAAGTGCCGACATCGGCAAAGCAGTCGTAAACGCAATCCGCCAGTTCAATCTCACAAACGGCCCTGCAAACATTCAGGTCGCCTAATGGCGGTCACAGTCCCGAACGCGGGAGACATCCTTGTCGAGTTAGACACAGGCGCAATCATTGATGGCTTTGAGCTGGACGACGCTATTCGGGGAGTCTTAGATAACCCTGACTTTGTGCTGGACGGTACGACAGAGTTCGCAGACATTACGACTTATGTGCGAAGTCTTTCTATTCGGCGCGGTCGAGAGCGAACAACCGATCAAGCAAATCAGTCCGGCACACTGACTTTTACAATGCAAGAAGACGCCGCGCAAGAACTCAACCCGCTAAACCCTCTGTCAATTTATTACAACCAAGCCGCAGATCTGCCCGGTCTTGCACCTTTACGACAAGTCAGAGTGTCCC